TTCTTAAAACCAACTAAGACTGGTTCTTTTGGTGAGTCGTTAGGAAACGCGGCGGAGGGGGCAGGACTTGCGTCAGAGCGAGAACTTCTTCAAGAACGTGAAAATCAAAAGATGGAGATGGAACTTGCTGGAAAAGAGATGGAGTTTCGTCAACAGCTTGGTGGTGATAAGTTAATAAGTCAGTTGATGGGTGGGCCAAGACCTTCTAGCGCACCTGCACCTGCGGGCGGTGCTATGACCACGCCAACTGGACAACTAAGAGTTTCTAACACCGTTTCTCCTGTTGACGTCTCCACCGCACCAAACTCTCAACAGGTTTTGAGCGCGGCGCGTCAAGGGCGCATCCCAATCACTGACGAGGTGTTGTTGTTAGCTAGTCGCGTTGCGCCAAAGATGCTTGCAACTTTGACCGAGATTCGTAAGGCTCAAGAGGGCGAAGAAAAAAACCGTATTGAGCGCGAGAAGCTAGGTCAAGACAAGCGCAGAGTCATTCCTCGTGGTGGTCGCACCGAACGCGAGATGAACGTGCAAGAGTACGCTGAGTATCAAGCGGCGCTCAAACAATACCTAAGCGATGGCGACGAACAGAAGTTGCTTAACTTTTACGATAGCAAGGGTTACCTTGAGCCAGAGCAGGCTCGTGCGCGTAAGATTCCAAAAGCTGGAGAAGAACCTGCACCAATTGGTCGCGCCAAATCTACGTCTGAACAAAAAGCGGAAGAAGAAACCGCAACTGAAACGGCAAAGCAACGCGTTCAGTCTGGTGAGAAACTTGCCGCTAGATTGCAAACACAAGCCGAAGCGGCATTTGAAAATTCAATCATTGCTGACGACATGATTGGCTATGCAAAAAACAATCCGTTGGTGTTTGACATTATGAATCGACCGGGTCTCGCAAACGCGGTTGCTCGTGCTGTGCAAGAGGGTGCAAACGTTGGTAACTTCAACATTAATTTGCCTGCGGCGACCATAAAGCAATACGAACTCAGTGGCAACGACTTGACCGCGTTGCAGATGTTTATGCAAAAGAGCGCACAGTTGCAATCGCGTGGTCGTCAGTTGAATCGGACACCGGGCGAAGGCTCCACCTCCGATTACGAAACCAAATTGCTTGGTGGTATTTATGCGTTGCCTTCTGACAGCCAACGTGCAATTATTTTGAAGTCTGACGCACTAAAAATGCAAGGGATGTTTGATGAAGAGCGTTACAAACTTTGGGACAAAAAGAAAAACACCATGTCTTACGGAGAGTTTCTTGTAGACGAAGCTTTCAAAAAACTTAAAACTGATTACCGCAAGACGCTTGACCGAGTGCGTGAGGAAAATTTAGATTTGTTGTCTCCTAAAAAGAAAGACAAAACGACAACGTCTTCAACCTCTGCATCTCCTCCCGCTTCTGCGCCAGCTTCAGCAACTCCGCTTCCATCCTCGGACTCGTCTGTCCCTCCCGGCTACGTTCGAGACGGAAAAACAGGCGTAATTCGTAAGAAGCGCGAAGGGGAGTGATATGGCAAATGACCATGTAAAAATGTTTGCTGAAGAGTACAGCCCAATTGCCGAGCAAGTTGGCAAACAAATTGGTGTTGCTCCTTCGGTGCTGTTGGCTCAGTGGGGCGTAGAAACTGACTACGGTCGCAAGATGGTGGGTCACTTCAACTTTGGCAACATCAAAGATGTGTCTGGTACAGGCACTTCAGCAGTGGACAACAAGAGCAAATCCAAAGACAACTATGTGAACTTTGAAAGTCCAGAGGCTTTTGGGGATTACTACGCGCACATGATGCGTCGTTTATATCCCAAAGCACTCAACGCTGGCGACGACATCACCAAGTACGCTGAAGGTTTGCGCACGGGTGTTAAGGGCGCATACGCTGAGGACGAGGGTTACGAGAAAGCAATTCGTGGCGCTTACAAACTCACGTCTAACTTTTATGCGGAGGACGGTGACAAAAAAGAAGGCAGTCCTTTTGAGAGTTACGAGTCGGAGTCTTCTAAGTTTAAACGTGAGCAAGAAGAGGCGGAGCGCAACAAATCCTCAACAATTGCAAACCCAGACGACAAGCAGGGTGGCATCAGCGCTCCTGAAATGGGTGCAATTGCTGGCGCTGGAATCAATGCTTTACTCCCCATGCTTACTGACCCAAAGGTCTCCCCAAAGATTGATACATCTAAGGCGGAAGAAGCGTATCGTGTTGCAAGAGACAAGGTAGAAGTTGCGCGTCAAAACCTTGAATACTACGCTCCAAGTGGCGTAGATGAACTAGAAAATCAATTTAATCAAACCAAGCAAGAGTTAGAACGCCTAAAAAATGAACAAAGGCTTGCTCAAGAACAACTAAAGCAAAAACTTCCTACTTCAATTGTTCCTGCTTCAATGGATGTTCCAGAGTCTGTGGAGATACCGTCCAGAACAAAAGCTGGGGATTCTGGTGCGGTTAATTACGTTCGCGCTATGTCTGACGATGTACCAGAAGTTCTTGCTAACCAAGCGCTCAATATGAGGAAAGACAACCCTAGAGGTGGTCAAGCGATTATTGATGCTAATGCACTTGCAATCCAAAAACAAGCTGACTTGGGTTTGGGTGATTTCAGTTTGGCTCGTACCTCAGTCGGTGTGCAGTTAGCGCTACCACCAACAACGGTAGCTGAACGTGAGGCGGATGAGGCTAAAAAAGCCGAGGAGCGCAACGCTGAGTTGACCAAAAGAGCGGAAGAAACCCGCTTACAACAAGAAGAATTGAACGCTCAAAACGAGGGAACCCGCTTATATCGTGAGTATGAGTTAGAACGTTTGCGCCAAGAACGCGCTCAACAGGGAGCAAGACTCAACATACTTTCAGAGCAACGCAAGATTACCAACCCAATTGTCAGGCAGGTAACCAAAGCGCAATCTGACGCTGAAGTTGCCAGACGTAGGTTGGAGCGTGCAGGCGACCAACCAAGCACTTTAACTCGTCCTTTGGAATCGGTTGGGGTGGGTACTGCCAAGATGGGGGTTGTCCCTCGTACCCTAATAGGGGGAGGAGCGGGGTTTGCAGGCGTTATGAGTTATCAAGAGGCACTTGCAAGGTTCAAGGCTGGAGACACCAGCGAAGGCGTTTTAAAGGCTTTGCAGGCGGGTTCTGTGGGCATGGCTATGCTACCCCCAGCAGGTAAGGGATTAACCAAAGCACGAGGCGCTGGCGCTATTGCCGCAGTTCCTTTGTATGGATACGAACTTGGCAGACGTTTATTAAAAGACAGTCCAGAAGAATAAGTTTCGAGGAGCAGTTGCCACTCTCCTTTTAGCCCCCCTCACGGGGGGCTTTTTTTAAGCGCTACCTTCTGTATTAAAGATTAGGTATTGAGTTTGCATGAATTGCTCACGAGCGGAATCCATGCCATCGTCGAACCCTTTTTCATAAGCCTCTTGTATGACTTCTAGAATTTGGGTTTCTGATTGTTCAGAGAGTTCGCTACTTCTTGGTTCATATCGCCGACGATTTGTACGCATCTTTGGTGTTCTTTCATTGCGATTTGAGGAGCGACAAATAGAGCAATTTTCTCAGCAAACTGTAGGATGTCTACCTCATCCGCATAAAGCGAATTTGGTCTTTTTTCATCGCAATAGAAAAAAATCTGCTTGACGGTTTCTTCACTTAAATCCATTTTTTACCTCTTAATTATGTGAGTTTTTGATTTGCCAAAATTGAAGTAGGTGAGTGAACATCTCCCACCCACGGTCTAGGTCATCCGCACCCCATTCCTTTACCACGACTAGGTCAGGTACGTTACGAGATACAAATACGTTTGCACAACGCGCTTTAGGGATGCCTAAGCCAACGCGATATGCGGAGAGTTGCATCAGGTGTTCATCGTATCCAACAACTTTGGTTGGGTCGGTGAATTCTTTGGTCTTGATGTCGGCAACGATTCCGTCCCCACCCCCAGTAAATAAATCGCACTTACCTCCAAAACCGAGGTCATGTGCGAAAGCACGCTCAGAGACCCAGCTTTGTGCGCCAAAGTGAGCGGTGATTGCGTTATTGCAGGCGTCAACACTTTCT